TCTTTTCTTACATCATTTACTAATTTGACCAGTTCCTGCCATTCTGGTGCTTTTACAACATCAATAATCTCTGCAAATGTATTTCCATTTACATCTTCAATAGTTGTATCTTCTTCTAAAGGATAAGTCTTATATTCTTCTACAGATGGTAATTCTTTCTCTTCTTCAATAAAATCCTTATAAGAGGGAAGTTCACTATCCCCTAGGAATTCATTTATTGACGGCAAATCCTCTTTCTTAGACATTTTATAAGTAAAATACTTTGGGATTTCTCTCCCTGATATATTATTTATCAGTATTTTTCTTCAATAACTTTTGTAGTTCTGCTGTAGATCCTACAAATAGAGCATTATTAACAGTGGTAGGTCCTTTCTTAACCTGTTCCTCATTCACCTCCTTCAGTTTCTGTTGGAGTGTCATTAATTTATCAGTTGCATCAGCAACATTCTTAATTAACTGACCAGCAACCTCATATGCTCTTGGCATCTCACTCTCCTGAGCAAGTTCAAGGATGCCATTGATTGCTTCCTGACCTTTCTCAATGATAGAGTAAAGATTACCCCTGGTGTATTCATAATCTTTTTCTACATCATCCTTTGTCAGATGAGCAGGTTTCTCTTTACCAGGAGTCACATCTATAATATTATCATCAGTCATCAGAAGGTGCTCCCATCAAATCCAAAGTTATCACCAATGTCAATGAAGTTAGCATCTGCTGCCTCAATACCAAGAACAGATGCCCCAAGAACATGACTAGTTGCAGTGGTTTTATCCTGACCTCTCTTAACTGTAAGTTTATTATCAGTAATATTATCAATAAACATCTCCTCTTCACCAACAGTAATGTATTCTTTCACAGTTACTGCTGTTCCATCAGAAACAGTAATAACAGTTTCTGTGGGGTCAACATCCTCTGCAAGTTGTGTTAAAACATTTCCATTATAATCTTTGGTTGCTCTGGGGACAACTTTGTATGTGACATCTCTTTCATATGCCTGACCAGAAGTTGTTCTTTGACCAGAAATATATCCAACTTGAACCTTCTTGATGACATCACTGGATACATCAGAGATAGGACCATAGAGATTGGTCTTAGCAACAAATCTAAGTGTATAAACTAGTGCCCTTCTTGTATCAAAATTACCCTCATAATCATCCTCCATGGAAACACTTTCCAACTGGACGGGAACATTTACAACCTCTTTCAGATTGCCAAGTAGTTTGATTGGAAGTGTGTAAGATGGTTGAAAGTAAGGGAGGATCTGTTCAATAGTTTGAAGTGCATCATCATTTAATTTAGTCATAATTGACAATTCAAAACCCATATTATAAGGAACAGGCATGTAGACCTTTTTGGTCTTTGTGCCATTATCAGTCACAGGATGAAATGCTTTTGTTTGAGTTGATTTTCTTACAGGATCATATTGAAGATCAGTAAATTCAAACGACATTCTTGGTAAAGTCATTTGAACTGGTTTATTCAGATCTGTCTCCTGCTGTAATCTAGCTAGAAACTTTTGAGTGGGTCCATAAGCGAGGGGAACCTTAATGACACTAAAAGTATCATCATTAGCATCCTTCTTATGAATCTCAATTCCGTTAAAGAGAGAACCAAATGCTATAATTACTGATCTGAAGATCTCATTGTAAAAATGCTCAAACATTTTATTACTACTTTTTATTATTTATTAGGGCATCCCAAAGGGATTAGTCTTGCTGAAGTCAATGATGTCATCTGCCAATATTTCAATATTGTCATTGTCAGCAAATCCACTAACCACATCATCCTTATTAAGCACTCTAAGAGCAAACGATGCACCAGAATCTTGACCAACAATATTCTCACCAACAAGGAATGAACCATCAACAATTGATACCTCAAGGGTATTATTTACAGCATCCCACTCTTTTACCCTAGCAGTGGTTCCAGATACAGATCCTGTTACAATCTCATTGAAGACATAACTTCCAGTAGCAGCACTGGTGGGAGGAGAATCAAATGTTATTGTTGGATTAGTTGTGTATCCACTGCCAGGATTTGTGATATATGCTGCTATGATAGTTCCAGCTGCATTGATTCTAGCAACACCAGAGGCAGATACTCCTACACCTGGGGATGAGAATGTAATATGTGGATGTGTTATATAACCAGAACCAGCATTGGTGATAGTAATAGAAGCAGCACTAACATCAGTTGACAATCCAGTGGTTGCTGCTGCTCCACCACCTCCACCACCAGTAAAGACAATTGATGGAGCAACTGTATAACCAGCACCAGCATTAGAGAGCAACACCGCCCTTACAGAACCACCTTTATTTCCAGTACAATTTACATAATCTGTTGAGAGAGAGGCAATACCAACAGCAGTGACTCCACCAGAAGGGGCAGATGAGAATCCAACTGTTGGTGCAGTAGCATATCCACCACCCAT